CTGTAAGTGCCGTAACTCGCAACAATAACCACATTATCGTTGTTTTCTGCTTCCTCTCTGATTTCTTCTCTAACATCAGTTTTTACCCCACCGTGAATATATCTTACTATTCTATCCTCTAGTGCATCAGATAGCATCTGATATAAAATACTACCATGCTTTTCCACCAACTGATACAAAACCAAAGTATTTCCAGACAATGCCGAAACCATATTGGTTATGAACTGGTTTCGTTTGGGATTTCCAACTAGAAAATCAATTTCCTGTTTATAATCCATCGACTTAACCAGTTTACATTCCTGTTCAGAATATTTCAATACCACACAATGAACGTTCAGATCTGCCAAAATGTCAGCATCCATCAACTCTTTGGTTGTCGTGACCTGTTTAACCAGCCCGAATAACCCTTCCAACACTAATTGATGTGTCTGTGTACCATCCAGTGTACCAGTAGTTCCTACCCGATACTTGGCATTTACTAATTTGGTCATAATGGAAATCAAAGATTTGGATTTGAATCCATGTGCCTCATCACCGACAACCAAACAAAACCTCTCAAAAAAAGGAGTTTTTAATCGGTGGATAGATTGCCACGTTGAAATCACTATTGGTTTGTCGGTATCCCTTTCATGGCCAGAATAAATCCGATGACAATTATCTTCAGTAGACCATCCATTGACTGTCGAATAATCTTGGAAATCCTTGTACATTTGCTCCACCAGTGAAGTTGTCGGTACAACTATCAATGTCGGTAAATTCAAATACCTAACCAAGAGATAGATAATCAACGATTTTCCTGATGCAGTAGGTGAAACTAGTAATGATTTTTGGATTGATAATGCATGTGTGAGTGCATCCAACTGATAATCACGGACTGTCAGTGGATTCCCATTGGATTGTAATTGAAGTGAATCAATGAATTCTGATGATATAGTCACTGGTTCATTATCAAACGATGATAGAAAAACTAAATGGTATGCCCTTTTTTGAACGAATAGTGTGACATAATGTAATAGTCCACTGTATAATTTTTTATCATAGACCGAATATAGTCGTATTTTTCCATCCCATACCTTAGACCTATAAGAAGGCATGAATTTATAGCCTGGAACATAAAAGGTGAAAAAGTCACATAATTCTTGTGCTATACTAGGTTCGCAAGTAACCTTGATAAAAACCTCATCAATCTTAGAAACATAGACAGTATTAGGTGAGGCCACTTAGAAACTTTCTCCATTCTATTGCATTTTTTATGTTCCAATTTCGATTCTCTATATTCTTTAGTGTTTTCTCTAAAAAATCCTTTATGGCACTAACGTAATCAACCAAATCAAATGCTTTGGCCAATTCTGGATCAGCATTCATATACAGTTCCAAATCCTGTTTTACTACCTTGATGCCGAATGGTGATTCTTTATAGACTTCTGGATCGGCATTGCCCGTATAATATCTGTGCTTTTCCAGTTTCAGTTCGTTATATTTTTGCTGTACTTTCCTTAGATGCAACTTTGTTTCCTGATACATCTTCAGATATTTGTCATACAGGTATGGTGTTCTGAGAGATTCTCTATCCAGTTCTGATTCTTCTATAACAAGATCATTTTTGGTATCATCATAAAATTCATTCAACGTTTTCATTTACACCTCTATGTCACTGTTTCTATAGTAAAGTCTGTTATGTCAAATGTACACGTAGCAGCTATGGCCGCAATTTCCGTATCCTGTGTTGTAAAATCTAATGATCCTAAATTGGTAGGAAAAATGTCTTTGAATTGAATATTCTTATTCGTGTTCATAGAATTGGTTAAGATGTGTAGTGTTGCGTCTGAAACTAACCCACCGAAATTTCCCAGACCTTCATCCGTATTAACTAATGCCGTATTGTATCCTGTGAAATTCTCTGGTGATGTTAAATCTCGCAACCACTTCTGAATTTCCATATAGTTTGCTAAATCTTCATCAACGATGAAAGAAATATCCAATGCACCGATTTCTAAATTATCACCAAAAGTATTAAAATCTCGCATTGGAGATGGTCTTACTACCGTTCCAACCGTAAGATCTGGTATATTGGCACTTTGACAAAAGAAACTCACATTAGGCAATTTCTTAATCGAAAATCTAAACGAAACTGGTGATAGAACGTTATAGTTACTTGGTAGATTCTGCATGTATAGTTCCTCCACCTATATTTAGGCAACAAAAAAGGGGGGCATTTGCCCCCCTTTCCGTGTAACGGTGAAATGCGTGTTACATTAAGTTTGTGACTTTGAATTTTCTGTAATATTGATTGACATTAGCAGTCAAAGTACTTTCATCAGGTGTTCCAGCAGATGCTTCCACGAATGGATTACTAACCAAACCATATCGGGTTTTGAATCCGATTTTCGGTTGGAAAGTTTGCTCACCAGTTGCCCGAACCATTTGTAATGGAACGTATGGACAATAGAACAGACCAGCATCGTAAGGTGAGGAACCTTTGTAACCCACCATGATGAATTCTTGATCGGTAGCAGAATAATACGGATCTACATAAACTTTGTATTTTCCGTTTAATGTACCTACAAGAGTATTACCTGTAATACCATCATCGGCAATTGTTCCACCAGAGATAGCACCACCAGTATCCAAAGAACCTGTCATACTAAGAGCAGCCACTACATCGGCACTGGCAATTATGATATTACCACGTCCTCGACGAGTTTCGGTTGCAATAACATTAGCATCACGTTCAATTTGGAAATGCAGACCTTTAAACTTTTCAACAGACCAACGACCATTACTGTCGGTATCTAAGTCAAAAGTGCCATCGGTGGCTGTATTGTTCAACGCACCCAATTTGGCAACAGTCAAAACTCTACGGATGATTTCTCGGTTAATTTCTGCCAAGATTTCAGTCGATAGGATATTTGACAATTCTGATTCAGCATCAAGACCATGAACTGCTTTCAGATCTTGTGCTAGTTCAGTGGTGTATTCTGCTTTTAAGGCACGACTTTTAGCAGTTACCGATGTTTTCTCGATGGTGAATGCCATTTCACGGAAATAATCCGTTGCTTGGTTCGTTCCACCAAGTGCTTCTGCTTTGGCAGTAGTCATGGCAGTTACTGCATTGGTATCAGCGGCATAACTAGCGGCAAACGGATCGGTTTCTGGAGTATCAGCATCGTCGATACCACCAACGGTATCACCAGAATCACTGGCAGAATGTTCCGTTACTGCTTCACCGAATAGTGCTTCTGCTCCGATTTCTTGTCCGTCTTTTTTGACGTAATTTGACTTCATGGCAAATATCAGACCCGTAGGGCCAGACATTGGTTGAACACCACAAATATCATAAGCAATGAGATTTGGGGCAGAACGTCTTACTAGACTAATTAATACTGGATCATAGGTGTCAAGTTGACGACCAGTGTTAGAACCAGCTGCGTTGTTTGCTGGTGATGCTTCCGTCAGAAGTCCAACGTTACCTTCAGCAATCCGTGATTCACGGGTTGCCAATTCTTGGTTTTCCAAGAGTACTGCCGTAACAGCACGTTTGTAACGATCTGTAATCTTCGGGAGAGCTTCATGATCCAACACAGGACTCCACTTCTCTTGAAGTTGTTGTGTATTCATTTGCATTTTTTTCTCTCCTATTTTGTTATATTTATAACTTTATTATCTTTGAGTTGTTCTTGTCAAGGCACTTGAATAAATGTCCATTGACTCTGACAATACTTCAAAGGATTCTTCCTGTTCTTCTTCTTGCTGAACGGTTTCTACAGTCTTAGATGGGAAATAACTTTCTTTTATCGTTTCAAGTTTAGAAACAAAATCAGATTCATCTTCAAACTTAATGCCTTCAGACAATTCTTTAAGTTTTTCCACTTCCGTGACTGTCAAATCAGAACTGACTGATTGCACAATTTCATGCCTTTTCAGTTCTGCCAACTCTTGCTTCAAACTAATGTTTGAATTCAATTGCTCGTTCAAACTTGATTTCAGTTCTTCCATCTGCTTGGCGAGTTCTTGTAGAACATCGGTTTTGCTTTCGGGAACTTCAACATAGTTTTCAGTGAAAAGAGTTTTCAACCCACTGATGAAATTTTCAGCAATTTCAGAACGAATACCTGTGTCGATAGCAACTTTGTTGTCATCAAACCATTGATCGGCAACATAGTCAAAATAATTGTCTAATTGCTCGGTCAATTCGGTTTTGGCATTGTCTACAGCAGAATCAAACACAGAGTGTACTTCTGCTTCGGCAAGTGCCAGTTGTCTATCAACTTCGTTATTGACAGCAGCCTCAAAGATAGTCGTTGCTTTCTCTTTGAATTCTTCTGACAATTCTTCACCTGTTAGTAACGCACTAACATCGTTTGTTGGGTCGTAGGATTCTTCGGTTGTAACACCTTCTACTTCCCTTGCCTTCCAGACACGTTTTAGTGCCGTAGAAAGAGCATCTTTATGATCGACGGACTTAGGTTCTTCACCTATGTCCTTTTCGTCTTTTTTGGTCGTATCTTTTGCCATTTTGATCTCCCCATCAATAGTTCTAAAAATAGCATACTCTTGAACATTTTCTTCACTCGTTACTACAGCCGTATCAGCAGAAACTTCAGAAGGGTCAAAAGAATCTTTAGCAGAAGTATATCGTGCAGATTTTCTTGCTCTAGCATCGGCAGCTGCCCTCCCCATCCGTTTGAGTGGATTCAATTTATGCAACACTGTTCGTATATAGGATTTGGTTTTCTTCCTTTTCTTTTTCTTTTTCTTGAGACTTCCCTGAGTTTCCCCTGCATCCTTTTGTTTCTTCGTCAACTTTATAAATTCATAAATATCAACCGTTCCATCTTCACTGATTACTATATCAACATTATCAAAATCGAACTCAGGATCTTCTGCTTTCAATTCGGCAAGAATTTCTTTCATTGCTTCCAAATCTTCTTCAGCAACATCTTCCCAACCATTTTCATCGGCAAGTATTGCTTGAAGTTCATCATCATCTTCAGCATCTTCTTCTTCAAGGATTTCTTCAGTTTCGACTTCTTCAACGGGTTCTTCTTCAGAAGTTACTTCTTCTACAGCAACTGTTTCTTCTTCTGAAGTTGCTTCTTCTTCAGCAACCGTTGGTTCGTCTACACTCTGGTCGGCATTGGCAGATAGAATTTGTTGAACTATATCTTCAACACCAGCCTCGGCAGTAACCTGATCTGTGTCAGTTTCAACCGCATCCTCAGAAGCAACGAGATCTGAAAAATCTTTTTCCAATGCTTCCATGTGTATTCTCCTTATATATTGAGTATCTAATAGTTATTTATACAAACTAAAGTTTAGACAAGAATTCTTCAAATACTTGCAATGCCTTCAGTTCACGTTCTTGTTTGGGTACGTCTAATACCTTTTTCATCTGAGCAATTTCACCCTCTTGAATTAGACCATTGTTCCATACCCATTCTTTGCCTTCCATAATACCATTAACAAAGGCATTAGGTGCAGATGGATCAGCAACAATATCAGCGGCAGTTGCCAAGTAAAAATCATCCTTTACTATCTTAGTACCATCTTTTTGTTCTTCCAGAGAACCCATGCCCCTAGAGGAAACTCCAAGTTTAGCACCTTCCTTTAGAATACTTTCAACAATTTTACCGTATGGTGTTTCACGCATAACCTTTGCTTTGCCAATCCAATCATTGCCACTTCTGCGTAGATTAGTTACCATATGAGAAACACGTTCTAAATTGATAGTTGGCCCTTCTGGATGACCCAATTCTCCAAATGCACGATTTTCCTTAATATAATCCTTGTTGTAACGTTTAACTTCACGTTCAAGAATATTTCTCGGATAAGATCGTTTATTCCTGTTTACAGTTTCTGACTGAAGAAAAACTCCTTCAAGGTAAAGACTTTTTTTACCGTTGGAACCTTCGTCAATTTCAAAAACCTCTAATTCTTCATTGACTTCTGTTATTAGTTTCATTATTACCCTCTTGATTAACTAGAACTATAATCTGGACGTTGAGTATATCCTGTGACCTTTTTAACTTCAATCAATAGACTGTAACTGGCATTTGAATTGGCCATACCAGCAGAATCTACATTGATATTAGCATCACCCGTGATAACAAGTGGTGCTGGTAGACCATGATTTAATCTATTCCAAGTGCCACTCCCACCAAGATTGAGTATTGCGGTAGACCCATCTTTGACAATTAAATACCCACCACCTTGAACATTCCATGAAATTGCATTGATTGAGATTTGTTGAGTGCCAGATCCCAAATTATCACTAAAACTGGCATTAACATCAATTGTTTGTTGTGTTATTCCAGCAGACAAATTCCCTGCTTGCGTAGCACGAAACAACGAAATTCCATTTGGATTTGACTGCTCAAACACTTTAGTCATATTTGCCATCGGTTATTCCCCCTTTTGCTCGGTTTCCTTTGGCAAACTTTCAGTCGGTAGATTGTTCAACCAATCC